ACAAGCTGAATTACTAGAAAAACTTGAGGATGGAATCATTGATATTTACATGACGAAATCTAATATTAAACGCGAAGAAATAAAAACTATGGTTGACAATGAAACGTGGTTTAGTGCAAATGAAGCAGTCGAAATCGGATTTGCTACATCCACTGCCACATTATTAACCGTGGAAGACAACGAAGAAATTACACAATTAAAAACTCAAATGCAAGCTTTACAAAATGAATTAAATCAATTTAAGAATATGGAACCAAAAAATCCTACACCTGTTAAACAAAACAGAGCTGTAAGGATTTTTTAATTTCAAAAAAATGGAGGAATTAAATAATGACAATTAAATTTAACAAATCAGAGACATTTAAAAATGCAAAAGCAGCATTAAAAGCTGTTTTATCAAAAGAGGAAGTAACAGAAAAAGAGCAAACGGAAGCGTATGAAAATTATTTTGAAGCATTGCAAACAGAAGTGTCTTCAGCCATTACTTCACAAGTAAATAACGAAATGCTAGATCGTTCAATTCTTCAACAACGCGGTCAAAATGTTTTAACGTCTGAAGAAACTAAATTCTTCAATGTTGCTGTATTAGATGGGGGATTCAAAGATGATTCAATTCTTCCTGTAACTACTCAAGAGCGTGTGTTTGAGGACTTAGTACAAGAACACCCATTACTTGACGCTTTAGGCTTGCAAGATTTAGGCGCAGTTACTCGTTACATTTACTCTGATCCAACTAAAGCTTATGCATGGGGGCCATTATTCGGACCTATTGCTGGACAAGTAAACGCTGCATTCAGCGAAGAATCAATCGGACAATTCAAACTAACGGCATTCGCTGTTATTCCTAACGACATGTTAGAACTTGGTCCAGTATGGGTGGAACGTTATGTACGCACATTGTTAGTGGAATCTTATTCAACAGGGTTGGAATTCGGTTTCGTTAATGGTACTGGTGCAAATCAACCAATCGGTTTATTAAAAGATGTAAATGCTGATACAGGTGCAGTAACAAATAAAGCATCTTCTGGAACATTAACATTCGCTCCTTCTCAATACGGTGAAACGGTTGCTGGAGAACTTTACAATGTTGTGAGAGCATTATCTACAAATGAGGCTGGAGATGCACGTAAAGTTGGCGGTAAAATTGTTATGGTTGTTAATCCAATTGATGCGATTGGTGTACAAGCACGTAACACTATCCAAACAGCTAACGGCCAATGGGTTACTGCTTTACCTTATAATGTTCAAGTTGTGGAATCTGAAGAAGTGCCTGCTGGAAAAGCAATCTTCTTTGTTAAAGGTGAGTATATTGCTATTCTCGCTGGCGGTTACAAACTTAAAAAATTCGATCAAACATTGGCTATTGAAGACGCTACTCTATACACAATCAAACAGTTTGCAAACGGTAAACCAAAAGATAATAAAGCTGCATTGGTCTATGACCTTGACATTACGTTCCCAACAGTACCAGCCGGAGCCTGATTGGAGTGAGGTAAATGGAGGTTGTAACATCTGAATTACTAGAAGAATTTAAAAAACGGATGCATATAACTCATGATGAGGACGACAATTTAATTAGATTGTTGTCCTTTTCTATTGCAGATATTAAATCTAAATGCGGTCAGTTTGATATCGAAGAAAATGATGTGGCAAAGGAACTTGTTTTCGAAAGGACTCGTTACACATATAATGATGCCCTTGAATATTTCAATGTTAATTTTCAATCACAGATTAATAGTCTAGGGATGTCGATCGCTTTCGAAGAAGGTGATGCTGATGCAACCATTTAAATATAAGCCACCAAGGGTTAATACGGGTGATTTACGTACACCCATTACATTTTATGAATATGCAGCCAATGAAGGTCCCGAGCCAGGTGAGTCTGAAATAAATACTCTCTACGAGGCATGGTCCAAGATTGATAATGTTTGGTTGAAAGATTTGGAGATTGCTAAATCAAATGGGACCCTATCGGATATCACCATCACGATAAGAGATCCACAAGCCGATTATCTCCCTAATAACAAGCATTATCTTTCAATCGATGCTCCTGAATATCGTGACAAGCGATATAACGTCAAACATGTTCAACCTGATTTGCAAAACAAAGATTTTATAACAATTGTGGCAGGTCTAACCGAATGAGTGTGAAATTGACAGGTGAAAAGAAATTGCTTGCGGATATAGAAAAACATATCGGGAAGTTGAAGGTGCAGCAATTAAGCGACATGGCTCTAAAAAAAGGGGCTCAGGTTTTTGTTAGGGAACTAAAGAGTCAATTTGAATCCTTTAAAGATACCGGGGCGACCATCGATGAAATAACAATTTCAGAACCAATGTGGGTGAATGGATCTCGTACCATTAAGATACATTGGAAAGGTCCTAAAGATCGTTATAGGATTATTCATTTGAATGAATTTGGCACTGTTAAAAACCCGAATCCAAAAGGTAAGGGAGCAATAGCCAGGGCCATGAGGAATGCAGAGAAAGAATATCGAGATACCATCAAAAGGGTGATAAAGGAGGAGTTCTAATGGATATGATGATGGTTATTTACAATACACTCCTTGCTGATGAGTACATCAAAGCTCAAGCTTCTGGGCGTATTAAATTTTATGAATATCCATCTTCTGGTGGTATAAATGGACCTTCCATCGTCATCGATCCGTTAGGACCTCCACAATCTGCTGATTATGGTGATAACGAGCCCATCACAGACGATTACCTATATCAAATCGATGTATGGACGAAAAACCGGTTAGTGACAAAGGAATTGTCTAGCCGTGTTCAAAAGGCTATGCGATCAATTGGGTTTGGTTATTTTGCTGGCGGTGTCGATGAGTACGATAAAGACACAGGTATCTATCGGGATGCTCGGAGGTATCGAGGTAAGGCATATACAGAAGAATTCGAGATTTAAAAACTTAAAATTAGGAGTGAAGTAGAATGGCAGAAAAAAGTTATAGAGCTTCCACAGGGGTAGATGAATTTTACTATGCAGCGATTGATGAAACAGGGACGGCAGTAACACTAGGAACACCAGAGCGAGTGAAGTTTTTACAAACTATCAGTATTGAAATGCCTCAGGAAGCTGTGCGAGCTTATGGGGATAATCAAACGGCAGAAATTGCAGTATCCAGTGGGAATACTACCATTACATCTGCTTTCCACAAGTTGCCTGATGAGGATAAAGCTGTACTGTTCGGATTAGAAAAAACAACAGGTGGCTTATATTCTTATGGCTCTAACGATACACCTCCATATGTGGCTTGCGTCTTTGCAAAAACCTATGAAGATGGATCAAAAGAATGGGTGGGCTTAACGAAAGGGATATTCATGCGCCCGAACGTTGAAGGCCAAACAAAAGAAGATGGTGTTGAGTTTTCTTCTGAAGAAATTTCTGCTGAATTTATGGATCGTGAAGTTGATGGATTTGCTGAAGAAAAATCAGTTATTTTTGGACGGGATGCTAAAGGCGTAACTGTACAACGTGATGCTTTGTTCACTGCAGTATTTGGTAGTCCATATCCTGGTACAACTGTACCTGAGGGGGCGTAATGAATGAGTAAATACGAAGTGATTCATGATTTTAAGGATTTAGAAGATAAAAATAAGATATACACCACAGGATCGACTTTTCCTAACCCGGCCAACAAGAAGGTTAGCAAAGAACGCATTAAGGAACTTTCTTCATCTAAAAACAAGATTGGTAAACCATTAATCAAGGAAATCAGCGAGCAGGAGTAATCCTGCTTTTTTTTATTAGAAAAGGAGACTGTTTAAATGGCAAATTTAAAACGTAATATGATCGAATTAGTGAAAGACGTAAAAGAAGGGGAAATCATTACTGAAAAATACCTAACCCCTGTATTTATCCCGTTTTCCGTGGTTTATGAGGCTGTAGATCTTACACAAGAAATTGATAAAAGCGAAAAAGAAAAATCTGCTTCTTCTGAGAAGGATATGATTGATAAATTGCTGGATTTTGTTGCAAACAAAATTTATAACAAGCAATTTACGAAAGAGGACCTATTCAATGGTCTACATGCACCAGACGCTATTCAAACTCTTCAAGAACAAATTGTCTTTGTGGCTCAAGGCC